ACTAAGTTTGCCAACTTGGATGAAGCTGTGATGGCCTGCGAAATGTACTGTGCTCGACGTCGCTCACAGACGTTGAATGCTGACTATGTGGAAGAAGCATAATGAGATTCAGAGAAATTGTCGAAGCCTGCTGGAAAGGTTATCACAAAGAAGGCATGAAAACCATGTTTGGAAAACGCTATCCAAACTGCGTAAAAAATAAAAACGAAAGTCTAGAAACTTATGTCAATCGTGGGGAATGTCCAGGGTGTGGTGGTGAAATGGTCTCAGAAGAGCTGATCACGGAAAAACAAGATGCCTGTTATCACAAAGTCAAAAGTCGTTACAAGATTTGGCCATCAGCTTATGCATCCGGTGCGTTAGTTCGTTGCAGAAAAGTAGGTGCTGCCAACTGGGGCAACAAGAGCAAAAAATGAGAGCTGCAGAATTCATCTCTGAGAAATGGAGCCGCAAGTACAAGAGCTCAATCAATTGTGCCAACCCCAAAGGATTCTCACAAAAGGCACACTGTGCTGGCCGTAAAAAGAACGAAGATCTCGATGAGGATCTTCGTGACTGGTTTGGCAAGGGCAAAGGCGGTGGTGCCGGTGGCGGTGGCTGGGACAGATACAACACCAAGGGCGAACGAATTGGCAAATGCGGAGATCGCAAGCCCGGTGAAGGCAAACCCAAATGTCTCAGCAAGAGTCGTGCTGCCAGCCTACGTGCATCAGGCGGCAAGAGTGCCATAGCCACAGCGGTGCGTCGCAAACGTGACAAAGATACTGATCCCGAACGCTCGGGTGCAGCACGAAACGTACCAAATAAAAAACAAAACGAAGAAAAAGACTTAGAAACAGATTTTTTACAAAAACAAATTCGTGCTCGTTATCCACAAGCAAAAGATCTAGGATCAGCAATGGCATTAGATTACTTCAAAAGCCAACGTCGGGATCGTCAAGACATCGGTCGCTTGGATCAAGAAAATGATTCTGAGCAAGAAGACATAGCAAGATTAGACCAAGAAAACGATTCCGAAGAGCAACAAATCGATCGACTCCAGCAAGAACTTGATAAATTAAAGCATCTTGCTGGATATAAAGGAATATAATGAAAGCTATATTGATCGCACTTGCAACAACCGCAGCCTTGTCGGGTTGTGTAGTTACAGATCCCTACTATGTACAGCCTGTTCCGGTGTATGTTCAACCGCGTCCAGTGTACATTCCTCCCCCAGTTTATTATCGACCATCTCCACCGAGACCCCAGTGTTATTGGGTGCAGCGTTGGGATCCACAGTATCGTGTGAATCGCAATGTCAGGGTCTGTAGATAATGGACTATCCAGTGTATCCCAATTTGCCACAAGATAGCGACTGGAAGCGCAACCCTTACTCACCGGTATGACTAGAGAATACCGCATAACCGCCAACAGCTTCCGACAAGAAGATACAACAGATGATTGTGTTCTCAGTCCAGACGATCCCATACATGACCTTAAACCTGCTGCTATGATGGGCGGCATCGGATCAAGTGCTGCATTAGCCAAATACAATTCATTATCACAACATGCAGTAGCAGGTAGTACTAAAGGTCAAGAAGCACGTGAACAAAATATCAAACCTGGTACAGAAGCTTGGTTCAAGCATTGGTTTGGGGGTGCAAGATGAGAGCTAAAGAATTTGTTCAACGTGGTCCAAGAAAGAAAGTTGACGAACTCAACTTCTTAGGCAGTCAATGTACCAAGGATTGTTCTGGACATCGCGCAGGTTATGCTTGGAGCAAGCGTAAGGGTCTAGTGCCCATGAGTCGTAGTTCCAGCTTCAACAAAGGTGCTGCATTACAGGCAGCAGGAAAGTAATGCGAGCACAAGAATTCCTTACCGAACGTTGGACAAAACAAACTGTCAAGAATTATTTTGACACAAAAAAACAACCTGAGATTGCAGCTCAAGACATCAAGGTCAGTCATCCTATACCAGGGTGTGTTGTGTTAAAATACAAAACTATTCCAGACTTGACAAGAAGTTTTTTTCGATTGGCAGAATATTACGAAAGTGGCCGCACTGGACGTAGTAAACAAGTCAGCTTGCCGGATTTTTTAGACCAGTGGGTCGACCGCCAAGGCAATGTAGATTATTTAAAGTTCTGGGACGGATTTAATATTACAGATCGCGCATTTCGTGACTGGTCTAAATCAGCCCGCCCATTATCAAAAGCAGAACAAGTCATGGTGAATGTGGTAAAACAAGCCACTAAAGGCTTGACCAAGTTCTGTATAATTGGTGTAGGTAGCACAGATTCAGACACAGAGAAACACGAAATGTTTCATGCCAAATATTATTTAGATGCTGAATTTCGATCGGCTGCTGACAAACTTTTGAAAGATAATGCAACTGACCCTGCTGTTAAAACTATTGAAAAGATTTTACGTACCAAGTTAGATTATAAAAATCATGTTGAAGAAGAAATTGCTGCTTACCTATACACCGGTAGTCAGATAAAATTAGTTTTTGGAATAAATCCTCGAGACCTGATTAAAAAATTTCAACAGTTGGATTAGAACAGAATACCCTTAGGACCGTCACAGTTTACTGTGCCTAAGGCGTCTGGTGGGGGACCGACCAAAAGTAAAAGACTCGCTACCCTTTACTTTAAACTGGTACCGCTTTTATCTGGTTAAACACATGGGAAAACTAGCAATTGCATCAGTACTGATTTATGTTGTATGGGTACTGTACATAGTTCGTTTCTGGTAAAACATCTCTATTAAATTATTGACTTGTGCTGATACAGCGTATATAATAGCTCTATAAAGGAGATATCATGGACGCACCCACTTTCAGTTCTGAACAAAAAGCCAAACTCACTGCCATCATCAACGAGGGCATGCAGGTCATGCACGAAGTTGAAACACTCAATGCTGGTCTCTCAGACACCATTAAGGCCATTGCCGAAGAAATGAATATCAAGCCCAACATTCTCAAGAAAGCCATTCGATTGGCACACAAAGCAGAATTTGGTAAAGAGCAACAGGATCACGAACTGTTGGAAACAATCTTGACCACAGTAGGAAAAACTCTGTAATGGATCGGTTATCTGGGATTGCCAGTGATGTCTATGCATGGATCCAAAAGGACTTTCGCGAATATCCTGTTCGATTCATGCTGGAAGTCACAGCTTGGATAACCAGTATTGCGTGTAGTGTAATAATGGCCTTGACACTACCACACCCTCCGTTCTTGTTGCTGTATCCCATGTTCATTGCTCAATGCGGCGTGTTTGCCTGGGCAGCTTGGAGTCGCAAGAGCTTTGGAATGTTGGGCAATTATATTTTGCTACTAAGTATTGATACAGCAGCACTGATTAGATTAGTGACTCTGTAAGCGTCGCCCACTCTACGGGCAAGTACACGGTCAGGTGAGCCATAAGTCACTGGGAGAAGCAATTTGAGTTATGTAGATGCACTGTTCGATCGAGACAAAGATCGAATCCACATAGTCGAACGCATCAACGGCGTTCGCAAGTATCAAGAATATCCAGCCAATTACATCTTCTATTACGAAGATCCTCGCGGTAAGTTCCGCAGCATTTTTGACACACCTGTGTCGAGATTCTCCAGTCGCAACAACAAAGAGTTCCGTAAAGAAATGCGTATGCATACTGGAAAGAACCTGTTTGAAAGCGATATCAATCCGGTGTTCCGTTGCCTGGCAGAAAACTTTCTAGGTGCTGATGCACCCAAGTTACACACTGCTTTCTTTGACATTGAAACAGATTTTGATCCTGTGCGTGGATTCTCCAGTACCGAAGAAGCCTTCAACAAAATCACAGCAATCACTGTTTACTTGGATTGGTTGGACCAACTGGTCACCTTGGCTATTCCTCCCAAGAGCATGAGTATGGCCACTGCCAACGAGATTGCAGCTGAGTTCGACAACACATTCATGTTTGAGAAAGAAGCAGACTTGTTGAACACCTTTTTGGATCTAATTGATGATGCAGATGTGTTGTCAGGGTGGAACTCAGAAGGCTATGATATACCTTACACTGTAAATCGTGTGACCCAGGTATTGAGCAAGGATGATACAAGACGTTTTTGTCTTTGGGGACAACTGCCCAAGGCACGTACATTTGAACGCTTTGGTAAAGAGAGTCTCACGTTTGACCTAGTGGGTCGTGTGCATATGGACTATATGCAACTGTATCGCAAGTACACATACGAAGAACGTCACAGCTACAGTTTGGATGCCATTGGTGAGTACGAAGAACTGGGTTCCAAGACCACTTATGAAGGCACCTTGGATCAATTGTACAATCAAAACTTTCGCACTTTTATCGAGTACAATAGACAAGACGTTGTGCTGGTCAACAAGATTGACAAGAAGCTGAAGTTCTTAGATCTAGCCAACACTATTGCACATGAAAACACTGTGCTATTGCCAACCACAACAGGTGCTGTGGCGGTGACTGAGCAGGCCATCATTAACGAAGCACATGCTCGTGGTATGGTTGTGCCTAATCGCAAAAGCTACGACGATGACAACACACAGGCAGCTGGTGCGTATGTTGCTTATCCCAAGAAGGGACTGCATCAAGACATCGGTTCCATTGACATCAACAGCCTGTATCCATCAGCCATTCGTGCGCTCAACATGGGCCCAGAAACCATTGTGGGGCAACTGCGTCCCACAGCAACTGATGCGCTAATTGTTGAACGCATGGCCCGTAATGGCGGCAAGTTTGCACAGGCCTGGGAAGGTCTATTCGCCACCTTAGAGTATACCGCTGTAATGGAGCAAAATCGCGGCTTTGAATTAACAGTAGACTGGCAGGATGGTACCAGTACAACAATGTCAGCAGCTGAATTTTGGCCCATCATATTCAACAGCAACAAGCCCTGGATCATGAGTGCCAATGGCACTATCTTTACCTATGATAAGGAAGGCATCATCCCTGGCCTGTTGGCACGTTGGTATGCCGAACGTAAAGAAATGCAAGCCACACTGACTCGGGTCAAAGAAGAAGGCAACCGTGAACAAGAAGAATACTGGGACAAACGTCAGTTGGTCAAGAAGATTAACTTGAACAGTTTGTATGGTGCTATTTTGAATCCTGGTTGTAGATTCTTTGATAAGCGCATCGGGCAATCAACTACTCTTACCGGGCGTACCATTGCCAAACACATGGATGCTCATGTTAACGAATGCATTACTGGCAAATACGACCATGTAGGTGATGCAATCATTTACGGCGACACAGATAGCTGTTACTTTACTGCATATCCTGTGTTAAAGAAAGAGATCGACGAAGGGCGTATGACTTGGAATAGAAACACTGTGATTGCACTCTATGACAGCATTGCTGAACAAGTCAACTTGAGCTTTCCTGGCTTTATGGAACAGGCTTTCCATTGTCCTAGAGAAATGGGTGCCATTATCCGCGGCGGTCGAGAGATTGTGGCTGACAAAGGTTTGTTTATTACCAAGAAGCGTTATGCTGTGTTGTTCTATGACAAGGATGGCAAACGCTATGACGTGGGCGGCAAACCCGGCAAAGTCAAGGCCATGGGCTTGGATCTCAAGCGCAGCGATACACCCAAAGTGATTCAAGAATTCCTAAGCGACATTCTCGACGATGTTCTCAACGGTGTTGACAAGGATCCCATTGTAGAGAAGATACGAGAATTCAAGATGTTGTTTAAGGAACGTCCGGGCTGGGAAAAAGGTTCGCCCAAGCGTGTCAACAACTTGACCATGTACGGCAACAAGGAAATCAAAGAAGGCAAAACCAACATGCCAGGTCATGTGCGAGCAGCCATCAACTGGAACAATCTGCGACGTATGAACAGTGACAACTATAGTCTAGCTGTTGTAGACGGTATGAAAGTTATTGTGTGTAAGTTGAAACAGAATCCCTTGGGTTGGACGTCGATTGCTTATCCCACAGATGAACAACATTTGCCCAAGTGGTTTTGTGAACTGCCGTTTGACGATGCCGAAATGGAAGCCACTGTGATTGACGGCAAGGTTGATAACTTGTTGGGTGTGCTGGACTGGGATCTAGCATCAGTAACCAATACTACCAATACTTTTCAAAGTTTATTTGAGTTTTAAATGAAACTGAGTTCTATTATTGCTTATCGAAATCAGCTAGACGAAGCCACGCCCTTGAACGGTGTATTGATAGCGCACGATCGTTTGGCGCCTTTGCTACATACAGTCAAATCAAACGAGATAGAATTTACACACTTGGTAGATCGCTTGAGTCAAGACTATAAAAATGTCCTGGGCAGCATTGATCATTTTGAGCGCACAGTAGAAGACATCAAAGAAGAAATTTCTTACTTGATACAACAAATGGAACCAGCTTACTTTGCTGAAAGCTACCGATTGTACAGTCAAGAAATGATTCATGACACAGCCGAGTACATATTGAATCGACGACTTGAAATAACACCAGAAGTGGCCAATTATATCACTGCACGTATTCAAGCACACGGCGATTGGCATCACGCTGGTATGATTATACATCCAGGGCATGAAGAATGGATCACTTATCTTGTCGGACATGATCCCTTGTATCTAGTGGCGCCCAAGTCTGAATTGCTGGATCCGGCTGTGTTGAGATTCAACGATCAGTATCAACGTCGATTGCGTACTTACACTGTGGCAGAAACCGTAGATGGTTCCATACTAGAACATCTGCCCAACGGTCAGTTTGCTTTTTGTTTGGTCTACAACTTTTTCAACTACAAGCCACAGGAAATTGTCAATCAATACCTGACTGAAATTTACAACAAACTCAAGCCCGGTGGCGTCGTAGCATTTACATTCAACGACTGCGACCATGCCGGGGCTGCTGCTTTGGCCGAGCGCAGTTTCATGTGTTACACACCCGGGCGAACAGTGATGGCACATGCCCACTCGGTTGGATATCAGGTAAGACAACGATATCGAATGAATAATAGTACAACCTGGGTTGAACTTCAGCGACCTGGACAAATGACATCTTTAAGAGGTGGACAGAGTTTGGCCAAAGTAGTTGACATTGGTCAATAAAAATATTACAATTAACAATTGCAGATCTAAATATCATCAAAGGAAATCACATGAGAGATCACCTGTTAGACCTAGTAGGACACACATACGACCTGGGTTGTATTGACACAATCAAAATCACTGGCGATGCTAACGAAACCCTGATCAACGGCGTTGCTGAAGATCGTTCAGTTATTATCGAAGGCAAGTTTTTAGTACCCGTGGCGGATTTTGTTGGCACATTTGGTATGCCTAATCTATCCAAACTCAAAATCTTAATAAACTTGCAGGAGTATCGCGAAAACGCCAACATTGCAGTGGTTCGTCAAGATCGTGGCGGCGAGCAGATTCCCGTGGGCTTGCACTTTCAAAACGCCGCCGGAGACTTTAAAAACGATTATCGTTTCATGACTGTGGAGATTGTAGAAGAAAAACTCAAGACTCCCAAGTTCCGTGGCGTCACATGGCATGTAGAGTTCGAACCTTTGGTAGCAGGTATTCAGCGACTCAAGATGCAGGCCAGTGCCAACTCAGAAGAACTCAACTTCAAAGCCAAAACAGATGGACAAGACTTGAAGTTCTACTTTGGCGATCACTCAACCCACGCAGGCGAATTTGTGTTCCACGCTGGTGTTTCGGGTTCACTGAAACGTGCGTGGTCATGGCCAGTCAAACAGTTTATCAGTATCATGGATCTAACAGGCGACAAGATTGTCAAGATTAGCGACGACGGCGCGGCGCAGATCACTGTGAACTCAGGCATTGCTGAATACAACTACATCTTGCCTGCACAGCAAAAATGATCGAACAACACAACTTTACAGCCAATCAAAATGACTACGCTGTATTCCTCCCGGCCATCAGCAGTTTCTATGCCAATTACGTAGGGCGTCAGCGCACAGAAAACTACATTGACGCTACTCGCATGCCAGCAGGCATTCCTGATATGGAACAACTTAACTGGCTGAATTCACAGAAAGGTCTGTTCCCATACAAGTACAGCTTGTATTCAGCAGGGCATGCTGATTTGGATCTGACCAAGTTTGTGGCCAAGGAGGACATGGTTCGCAACAGAGAAACCGACACTATCATGTTGGCTGACTCAGGTGGGTTCCAGATTGCCAAAGGTGTGTGGCCTGGACGTTGGGCTGATCCTCGAGACAAAGCAGCAGAAAAAAAACGCGAAGCTGTACTGAAGTGGCAGATGGGTATTGCCACACACGGTATGACAATGGATATTCCAACTTGGACTTATCGTGATCCCAAAGCAGCAGCGGCGTGCGGTATTCACAGTTATGACGATGCTGTATCAGCTACCAAGTTCAACAACGAATACTGGATGGCCAATCGCTATGGTGAAACCAAAATCTTAAACGTATTACAGGGCGGTAATCACGACGAAGCCGACAACTGGTATGAGTTGATGAAAGACTACTGCGACCCCAGCAAGTATCCCAAACACTTCAATGGTTGGGGCATGGGAGGACAGAACATGTGCGACGTTGAACTGGTGTTGAAACGTTTGGTTCATCTAATACACGATGGCTTGCTAGAATCTGGCATACATGATTGGATGCACTTTTTAGGCACAAGTAAACTAGAGTGGGCTGTGCTACTTACTGCCATTCAGCGTAGCGTTCGACAGTACCACAATCCCACTTTTACCATCAGCTTTGATTGTGCCAGTCCTTTCTTGGCCACTGCAAATGGACAGTTGTATCATAACATTACTATTGAGAATCGTAAAAAGTGGAGTTACAATATGAGCCCCACTGCTGACAACAAAACATACGCCACAGATAATCGCCTGTTTGGCGATGCAGTAAGACAAGATGGCATTCATCCCTCGTTTGAAGATTCGCCAATTAGCAGCCGCATGAAGATTTCGGATGTGTGTTATTACAAACCCGGCGATCTAAACAAGATTGGCAAGGAAGGTAAGACAAGTTGGGATAGCTTTAGCTATGCTCTGCTGATGGGGCATAATGTTTGGACTCACATCGAGGCGGTACAACGTGCCAACCGAATGTTTGATTCAGGTATATGCCCGGACATGATGGTACATCCTATCAATCCTGACTATGATGTAGCCAAGGTTATTGATCGTGTTTTCGCTGCCCGCGATCGCCAAAAGAGCTTGCAAATTATTGCAGACCATGCTAAAATATGGGAACGGGTTGTAGGAACACGCGGCTTTACTGGCAAGCGAGCAGTGAACTCACACAGTCAATTCAACACATTATTTGATGTGGAAGAAGCAGAAGTTCAAGACGATGTCCTCAACGAAGCAAACTTAGACAAGCTAGAAGAAAGCATATGAAAAGAGCAGGGCACGAAGACGTAAAGTTCTTTATAGGAACCGAAGTCGAACATACTCCGGCATTGGGATTAAAAACTTTGTTTGTTGTAGGTGTTCAACCTATAGCAGATATTATTATGACGTGGAGCAATCCCAACAATCAAACTGATCAGCCCATCGAGCACATTTATTTTGGTGCCAACATGAGCTTTCCTAATCCACCTGTAAACGATTTTCATACATGGCAAGCCTGGGAAGAAATGATCAAGCCTTGTTTAGACACAGGTATACTGTGTACCTTAGATGTAGACAGCACTTGTGTGGAAGGCTTGGTCGAATCGGGCTTAACAGAATACAGCAATTTTATTCCCATGATAAGTGTCAAACTACCTTACATGAGTCAGTTGGGATACAATGCCACTATCAAACTGGATGATCGGGACTTTGCAGCAACCAATCCCGGAGTATGGTGTCATAGTTTACATGACTTACAAAATCGAGCAGTGTTTACACCTTGGTCTCAATACACAAAGGACAAAGTAATCAAATGAAATTTTTTGATCGATGGTTTTATCGCAAAGCACGTTGGTGCTGGCATCGTGCAGGTGTTGCTTACCCAGAACTCAAAGCCGAACAGGATTACTTGGACAAGCAGGCTAAAAGCTACAATGGTGCTAGCTACAATGGTGCTGATGTATTAACGCGAGATCGAGACTCTGTTGTTTGTGTCAGCGACGACATCGACCTAGAACGTCCCATTCGTTTCAAAGTGGCAGCAGCCGAAGGTGGCATGATTATAGAAGTATCCTCATACGATCCTAAAACTGATCGTAGCACTACCAAACATCACATCATTTCCGACGACGTCGAAGACAAAGCTGCTGCTATTGCCCGGATTGTGTCGTGGGAATTTTTACGGAGGCCCAGCTAATGAGCGAACTGTATCTAATCAAACCTGTTGACAAAAAGTCAGTTGAATACTTTCTGGATGTATATCGCATCAATTCCGATGAGTCTATTTCGGGCTGGAGTGTAACTGAAACATACCGTTGGGGACAAGGATTCCGCGAGCTAAATGATCCTGTTTGGGATTACGAAAAAGATCGTGTACGTTGCGATCCCGGCATTGGTTGGGGTGCGGAACTGGATGACTGCTGTGCTCGATTCTTCGAGTGGACTGACGACATAACTGATCCGGAACGTGCTGAAATCGAACGCATGTTTGAAGAAGGCGACGATGAGGGCCGTTATGGATCTGGATGGGTGTTTGACGGCGAACATGATTGGCTGGTAGAAGAAGATTGTGTGTATGTTATTGGTCCAGTAAAGATTGACTTGGTGGATGAAACCACGTACAATACAATTGAAGAGAATGTGCCGCCTTACGAAGACGATAAACCTGGCGGCAGCAATATTAAACTAACCGAATGGCCTTTTCCAACTCCAGAGAAATAACATGATTCAAACAGAACGTGAACAAATAGAACGCATTAAAGAAGCAGCGCAACGACAAATATGGGTAACCTTCCAAAAAGAAGGTACCCATAAATATCCTGCGGCCTTGACAGATCCTATGTTGGCCACAGGAGATGAATATGATGTATCGTTTCTTGGTTATCCTCATCGTCATATCTTTCACTTCCGGGTGTGGATTGACGTCTGGCACAACGACCGCGACATCGAGTTCATCCAATTCAAACGCTGGTTGGAAAATCTTTACCGTACAGCCGATAACCATAATACGAATACCGTTTTAAGTTTAGATTTCAAATCATGCGAAATGATTGCAGACGATCTGTATCTACAGATTGCCGCACGATATCCCGGACGTAGTGTCTGGATAGAAGTAGCCGAAGATGGTGAAAACGGCTGCTTGATCAAGTACAACACTCACCTCCCTTATCAACACATAGTAATCTAAGGAAACAAAATGGCCAAGCCATCATTCAAGAGTAACCCCAAAGTCAATCAAATCTTTGAAGATCTTGAGCAGTATCTAGACTTCTGTCGTAGATACGGATATCGATTTAACGAAGCAGATCTTTACAACTGGAAAAGCTACGCTTACCAGCAATTCAACAAGAGCCTACAGGGCAAGCATGTCAAAGACATGTGGTTCCAAGACATGCCTAGAGGCCGATAACGATGCGTAAGCTATACTACATGGGGTTAGAGTCGTACGAAGCTCGCTACACACTACAACTGACCGAGTGGAATCGTCGTGTATTTGATCGACGAGGATTGGATGTTGTGTATGTGCCTGGTAGCACCATTGACGACACTAAAAGTATCAGTGTTGGTCAAGTGCTAGACGCACACGGCCGCAGTTATTTTTCAATGAGCCAAATGATGAACTTGGTTCAGTTGATGCGCAATGGAGAAGTGACCAATGAAGATGTTATCTACTTTGAAGACATGTTTCAGCCTGGTATTGAGAGCTTGCCATACATTATGGATCAGATTCCTGCACAGCAACGCCCTCGGGTATTTGTTAGATGTCTTGCTCAAGCCATTGACCCTGATGATTTTGTTCATGTGTGGGGTATGGCAAAGTGGATGTCACTATACGAAAAAATGGTCAATGAGTTTGTCACAGGCGTACTTGCGACTAACGAAGAAATGGTAGCACACATGCGTATTGCTGGTTGGACTGCTCCAATCTACAACATCTCAGGCTTGGCATTTGGCAAGGAAGAAGTGTTAGAGCGCATCGGTGGTCAAGCTAACATTCGACCATTTGCGGCACGTCGACGTCGTGTGGGATTCGCTGCTCGCTTTGATCAAGAGAAGCAACCGGGCTTTTACATGGACTTGGCCGAACGTTTTCAAGAAAATAACAGCGATGTAACCTTTGCTATTTTCTCAGGTGGCCCGTTACGCAGTAACAATCCTGAGTTTGTGACTCGTGCCAGAGACTTGGCAGCAAAAGGTCTTTTGGAAATTCACGAAAACTTGACCAAGAATGAATACTATGAGTTAGTTAACGACAGTCGTGTGTTGTTTAACTGTGCGCTACAGGATTGGGTATCCAACACAGTGAGCGAAGCTGATACCCTGGGCTGTAATGTACTGTATCCAGCATATCGATCTTTCCCAGAAACATTTGCTAACGATCCCAATAGACTGTATGTTCCTTGGAGCGAAGATGATGCTTATGAAAAGCTCAAACTGTTGTTGAACCAACCGCATCACAACATGGGATTAATTAGCGACTGGAACAACGGTACTGTTGATCGTATTGTGGATATTATTACAGGTAACCACAGTGACCGCTGGGATCGATCAGGCAATCGTTACAGAGATCACGTTGCTCGCGCCAAATACCCTGTAGTTAAAGTCGAAGGATAATATGACCAATCTAGTAATGGTAACAGGTGCAGCTGGCTACATAGGCGGCCAGACTGCACTAATGTTGAAAGAACAAGGCTATGATGTAATAGGTGTTGACCTTAAACCTCAGCCGGAACTGTTGCAAAATGTGTTCTCGCAGTATTTGCAAACTGACTTTTCTGATCTACAGGTGCTAAACAACATTGCACAACACCAACCGCAGGCCATTGTACATTGTGCTGGTACCAGCTTGGTTGGTCCCAGTTTGGCCAACCCATCCTACTACTATCACAATAACTTTGTCAAGACCAAAATCTTAGCAGACTTCCTAATAGATGCCAAAATTGTAACCAGGTTGATCTTCAGTTCGACTGCGGCCATATACGGAGATCCTATTATGACTCCTTGTGTGGAAACTGATCCTCCCATGCCAATCAGCCCTTACGGCGAAAGCAAGCTCATGACCGAAATGATGTTGAGCAGCTATAACCAAGCTTACGGCCTTGACAGCATAGTCTTCAGGTACTTCAACGCCTGCGGTGCTGACCACTTGGTAAGACATGGTCAAGCCGATGATGCTACACACATTATAGCTCGTATATTGACCAGCCTGCGTGACAATGCACCTTTTATCTTAAACGGCAAAGACTATTCCACTCCAGATGGCACTTGTATTCGTGATTATGTTCACGTAGAAGACATTGCCCAAGCCCATATTTTAGCCATCAACACAGCCATACCGTGCGGCATTTATAATTTGGGCAACAGTGTGGGTACCAGCAATCAAGAAATCATTGATATGGCCGCAACAGTAACAGGACGTACTCCCACAATAGAAGTTGGTGCTGCTCGACCTGGTGATCCAGTAGAGTTGACAGCCGATGCTGCCAGATTCCAACAGGCATCAGGATGGACTCCTAAGTATACACTAAGAGATATGATACAACACGCCTGGGCTTGGTGTAATCGATGAGCTTTGATGTCCTATTTGAATTTGAATCGGATCTAGCTCGATACACAGGTGCACCGTATGCAGTTGTAACCGACGGCTGTACCCATGCTATCGAACTTTGCATGCGGTATGACATGACCAGCTTTTGTGAATTTACTCCGTTTACTTACTTGAGTATTACACAGTTGATGCATCAGTTGGACATATCCTATCACTATCGACCTGAGTACTGGGCAAGTGCTGGTGAATATCGTTTCTATAACACACGCATTTGGGATTCGGCTCGTAGATTGGAACCTGGCATGTATCGTACAGGACAAATGCAATGTTTGAGTTTTGGACACGGCAAACCTTTGGAGTTGGGCAAAGGTGGCGCAATCTTGTTGGACAATGAAGCAGATTATCTAGCATTGAGTTGTATGCGCAGTGACGGTAGAGATTTACGCATTGCTCTTTGGCAAGATCAAGATGTGATTTATCAAGGATTTCATTACTGTCCAACTTTAGAAACCTGTGCAGCCGGTATTGCAGGGCTGAAACAAATCAAAATGGGCATCACACAACAAGAATATCCAGACTTGCGCAAAGTTAATATTATCAGTTGACTTTGATCTAAATACCTTTTATACTACAACATGACTGGTCATCCTCGACCCTATAACTCGGAGAACTACATTGCAAGAAAAACACCTATCACAAGTAATTCGTCAACGCTTAGAAGCAGGAAAGGTTAGGTACTGGGCCGGCGACAATATTTCAGCACACATCACAGAAGAAGAAAAAACTCAATTGGTAGACGAACTCGCACTCAAGTTTGAAGATGTGTTACAAAGTTTGGTTATTGATACAGCAACAGATCCCAACAGTCAAGGCACAGCCCGCAGATTGGCCAAGATGTATGTGTATGAAATCATGGCAGGTCGTTATGAACCTGCTCCGGATGCCACAGCATTTCCTAACGATTCAAAGGACAGATACGAAGGTATGTTGGTTGTGCGCAGTGAGTTGCGCAGTATGTGCAGTCACCACCATCAGCCTGTTAGCGGTGTTGCCTACATTGGAATCATCGCAGCCAACAAGCTTATCGGGCTTTCTAAGTATACTAGGATTGCTCAGTGGTGTGCTCGCCGTGGTACTCTGCAGGAAGAACTCTGCAACGACATTGCTCGAGAAATAATGCGAGCCACTGATTCAGAGAACGTGGGTGTTTATATCCAAGCAGTTCACGGGTGCTGTGAGAACAGAGGCATTATGGCTCACTCTAGTTTGACACAAACTACCGTTCTCAAAGGTGTGTTTGGTACCGATCCTGGCGTCAAGAAAGAGTTCTTTGACAACATTAAACTACAGCAGGATTTCGCGCCGCGATAAGTATGAACACAGCGGCCTTTATGGCATTCATCCCGCTTTATAAATTCTGCAAGCCTATGCTATAATTTAACATAGGAAAAATTATGAACGCAATTCAAATACCAATCCCTCGTCAGTACAAGTATACCAGCACCAAAGAATACGTAGATGCTTTCCCAGTTGCATATCGTCAGTGGCGGGCCGACAGTCATTGTAATCTAATTCATGGCTATAGCTTTAGCATGAAGTTTTACTTTGGCACAGACAACCTAGACGTGCGTAACTGGGCTGCCGATTACGGTGGCCTTAAAGAACTAAAGAACGTGCTGGAAAGTCAGTTTGATCATACATTACTTGTGGCCGAAGACGATCCCGAACTTGAGTTTTACAAAGAAATGGAACGTCGTAATCTTGCCAAGCTGACCATTCTACCCCGCTTAGGCTGTGAAGGATTGGCCGATCAACTGTACCGATATGTCAATGGTGTTTACATTCCTGACATGTGGGGACAGGCCGAAGCAGATCGTTTATGGTGCTATCGTGTGGAAGTACGTGAGACACAGGCCAACATGGCGTTCCGCGAAGGGCACCGCGAATGGAATGAGGATTTGTTTGAATAATGTCTAAAATATCAATTTTACTACCCACTAGAGGTCGCACTAATGCCCTAAAACGCAGTATCATGAGCCTAGTTGAACTAGCTGAGTGCCCCGAAGAAGTTCAAATACTAGTGGGATTTGATACCGATGACACAACATCATCTGATTACTTTGTTGAACACATTGCACCTGAAATAGATCGTGCAGGTGCCAACTATACCTGTATGGCATTTGAGCCCATGGGATATATTCGATTAAACGAGTACGTCAATGCGTTGGCCGATGTGTCCACAGGTGATTGGCTAATGTTCTGGAACGATGATGCATTTATGGAAAGTGCAGGTTGGGATAAGGAAATCGTAAAGCACACAGGCCAGTTCTGTTGTTTGCGTATGCCTACTCACAACTCGCATCCTTATGCTATATTTCCCATTGTGCCACGTGCTTGGTATGACTTGTTTGGATACTTGAGTGTGCACCAGATTTCAGATGCTTGGATCAGCCAAATAAGTTACATGCTGGACATAATGGTCACAGTGCCGATCAAAGTTGTACATGACCGCCACGATCTCACTGGCAACAATCACGACGATACTTTTAAGAATCGTCCCATGCTGGAAGGTAATCCCAATCATCCACGTGATTTTAATCATGTTGAATGGAGAAAGAGACGTTTCCAGGACGCTGTAAAGATAAATGCACATCTTGAAAGTATTGGACAAAGCACCGAATGGTTTCGAGATGTTGTAGAAGGAAAGCAACCACCCTGGGAAAAGATGTGTGGCCCAGAGTTTGATCCAAATAAACAATTGATGCAATATAAATGACACAAGACATTAGAGAACGAATTGTTGAATACTGGAATCGCCAACCTTGTAATATAGGTCACAGCGATCATCCAGTAGGTACTGCGGAATATTTTGAAGCAGTTACTGCCAAACGCTATCGAGCTGAGCCGCACATCTTGGACTTTGCTGGATTCCACCTTTGGCGTGGTGCTCGTGTGTTAGAGATAGGTTGTGGCATTGGAACCGATGCTGAACAGTTTGCCAGGCACGGCGCTGAGTATGTGGGCATTGACCTTTCCCACGAAAGCCTATCCATTTGCCGACAGCGGTTTGCGACTTTGGAACTGCCGGGCGATTTTGTACACTGCGATGTAACTGATCAGCAGGCGCTACAGGGACTGGGTCAGTTTGATCTAGTTTACAGCTACGGTGTGTTACATCATTTTCCTGGCATGCGTGACCATTTAGAAAATATCAGCACTGTTATGAAATCAGGCAGCGAACTGAGATTCATGGTGTATGCTAGAAATTCTTGGAAGTATGCCATGATACAAAAAGGCCTGGATCAGTTTGAAGCACAGGCTGGATGTCCTTATGCTGAAGCTTACACTCGCGAAGAAATCACAGATCTAGTGCAAGGCTTGTTTAAGATCGAACGTATCAGACAAGATCATTGTTTTATGTACAATGTGCCCAAGTACAAGCAAGGACAGTTTGAGTTGGAACCTTGGTTTGAAGCCATGGCACCAACCATGCGTGATGCTGTCAAAGAATACCTAGGATGGCACTTGTTGGTAAAAGCGAGAAAAGTGTGAAGAAAGTTGTTTATGTAACTGGATGTTTGGGCTTCATTGGTATACATGTTACACAACTGTTATTGGATCGTGGCTGGTATGTGATTGGTGTAGACAAGATGACCTATGCCAGTAATCGTGCTTGGCTGACTCGTTTTGAAGCTTGTGACAATTTTACATTTTTATCATGTGACATAAACGATCTAGGGCCGTTACGTGACTGCGATTACTTTATCAACACCGCAGCAGAAACGCACGTGGACAATTCCATCATGGCCAGTGATGTGTTTATTGAAAGCAATGTGCGCGGTGTTCATCACATACTGGAACTGATACGTGTGATACCGGCTTACAAGCGTCCGGTCTTGCTGCACTTTTCAACCGACGAAGTGTATGGTGACATTGAGTCAGGCTCGCATACAGAAGAACACAAACTGAATCCCAGCAACCCTTACTCAGCATCAAAGGCTGCGGCTGACATGCTGATCAATGCTTGGGGCAGAACACATGGCATACCTTATGTGATTGTTAGACCCACCAACAACTACGGCATTGGACAGTAT